CAACAACCACTACTTCACCAGTCTTGCACGCAATATCGTGACACTCCATAGTATTTAATTTTCTACCTCTAGCACCTTTAAACTTTTCAATAACAAAATCAAAAAGATTAACTAAAGGCTGTGGGCCACTTGCTCTACCACCAAATGTTTTTAATCTTTCTCCTGCTGGTCTTACTTTGCTAACATTTATCTTCGGTATTCTACAAGTATAAAGATAAGATATTAAATCTTTAAATCCTCTGGCCCAACCTTCTTTTGAGTCTGCAACAGAAACAACATCATCTGTCTTCTCAAACTCTCTGTCTGGAATAGTAGGTAACTTATCTACATACTGTCTTTCAACAGAAAAACCTACACCTGTGCCATTCATTAATATATAAAGTATTTCATCAAATGCTTTTGGATTATCAATAGGAATATAAGAACAATTATAACCAGCAATGTTTTCTCTCTCTAATGCTGTGCCGGCAGTCATCAATGCTCTCATAGAAGGCATAACCGAAAGACCAATAATATAATCTTCTATCTTTCTCCATGTCTCACTGTCTATTTCTACACCTAAATTTTTCTTTAAATGTATCTGCATAAAATTACTTAACCTGGATACTGTTTCAATCCATGTCTCTCTTCTTCTCTCATCAGGCAACCATCTAGAATATCTAGACAGATGTATAAAACTTTGATATTCGGTTGGTAAATAGTTATTCATCCTTGTAATCCCTTTCTAAAATCATTTCACAATAATGTATTGCTTTTAATATATCATTTTTTCCACCTTTTCTTCTACTTCTTGTAATATATTTAATTACATTACCTTCAGAATAAGTTAAGTTATTAGCTTCAATATATTCTATAGGTTGTATCTTACAATCTTTATAATGATTACCACCTATTTGTTTTAATGTAGCTCTCATTGCTTGTTTCTTTAAATTTGTTTTTGTAAAACCTTTTTCTTTTACAGTGTCTTTAATAGCTTCATCCATCATACCCATGTTTGCTTGCTCCTCATAATTTATCATATCTTGATATAGTGTATCAAAATGTTGTTTATATGTCAAATCTTTTTTCTTTGTCATTTTCGCCTCTTAAAACGTTTCTTATTCTTTTTCTTAAAAAATCTTTATTGTCTGCATTCATAACCTTGTACGCAAATGACCTAGCTTTATTTGGTTGCACTCCTGCCATTTGACAAACTGAATGAAAGTTTCTACACGTTACTCCAACACTTGTAAAAAACCAAGACTCTGCTCTAGATTTATTTACTTTATCTTGTGGAGTAATAACATTCTTTGATACATCTAATAATGCCTGAAGTATTACAGACAAAAATAGTTTTCTTTCAGAGCTCTGTGGTTCTGAATAAAAAATATTTTCTATCTGTATTATATCAGGTTCGTCTTTCACTTTACTTCTTCTACATTCGGTTCTTTCTCAATGTGTGTGAGATATCTTTGCCCAGTCGAATACTTAAAAACACGAAGTCCCTTACCATCATTAGCATCACTCCAACAATCATGCTTATAATTGCAATAAACACAACCAGTATCGAGCCTATAGTTACCAGACTTTCCATCAGGAATTGCTTGATAACATTTGTCTGGTGGTACATCTGACTTAACAACTTTTTTAATCTTGCGTATTCTATCTTTTGCATTTATCATCTCCAATGAATGTACTCTTGTATAACATAGCTCACCTGTAGATTTATTGATAACTAAAAAACCGGCCTCTTCTACACCATTTCCTTCAGCATATGCAGATATCTGTGGTATGTAACCAAATGGGTCATCTTTTAACAAGTTATTATTTTTAAACTTATTGTAACCTCTACCAGAAGCACTCTTACAATCTACTAAAACTCCATCAATAAAACAATCTTGATGTCCTTTGACTCCCTCTACTACAACTTGTTTTTGTTGTTGTGTTACCTTATGGCCAGATATTGAAGCCATCATAATTAATAGCTCTTCTAATATGTAGCCATAAAGAAATTTAATTCTAGTGCTAGGTGCTAAAGGTTTATTATGTGGCTTTTTAAAATCATACCACAACTGCCTATCAGGTCTACCTATTGTTGATAATCGTAACCTAGGTTTATCTTGCGGCATTTGTTTTAAGAAATCTTTTACATGTATCTTAACAGTTTTAGCGAATGTGTCTATACATTTATCTACTTCTTTTTCAGTAAGTGCCTCATTCTTTTTTTCGAATAAATTATATATGTCTTCTACTAATGTATCTATTTTTTTCATAGTGTTTCGTGAGAGCTCTGCGTGTGTAAGACAAAGCTCTCACTATTCCTTATTAAGAGGCAAAAGGAATTTTTTCATCACCTGATTTATCAGATGAATAACCATCAGGGACAACATCAAAGTCATCCTCTTTATTGTAAGGTATGAGCTCAACAACCTGAACTTTTTTAAGGTCTGCTGACCTACCTGTTCCAAAAGTATTCTTCCAAGTATACGGCTGATATAAAACATTTACTTTAGAACCATTTGCAACTAAGTCTTTCATAGGTTTTTTTTGTGCATCAACTACTTCAGGTTTATCATTATCCACTGTAATCTTTGGGCCATTAGGCTCATCTGGATTTTCAAGAACTTTCTTTGTAGTTTTCCTTTCAATAGTAACAAAGTCACCTTTCTCGTCACCTTTATTTTTAACAGTTAAACCATCTTTTTCTGCGATAGCTTTGTTTTCAGCATCAAGGTTACCCACATTTATACTCCATCTGTGAGGTTCAAACTTTGTGTTAGGGCTTTGTATGCTAGCCCAATAAGCAGTTCCACTAATTACACTCATGCGTGTATTCTCCTTTTTTGGTTAATAAAATTATATTATATCATAGTTTATTATTTACTGTCAACACTTTTTTTAATTATAGTTTGAGAAAAAAGATTCTGTATATTTATTAAATACATTTTAGATGCATTGTGGTCTCCACCAGATACACTCCTAACTTGATTAGAATTAATAGATGCATTAATAATTTTCTTTAACATCTTAGTTTCAAATACTAATGTGCCAAACACTTCATCTCCTACACATAAATTATGAAACCAGTAATCTGAATCAGTGGCATTGATACCACTAGGTTTTCCATAGCTTTCATATTCGATAGCTATGTTACCTGTCTTTAACCACATACCTCTTTCAGATTTTACTTCTATCTTTTTATCTTGTAGCATATCGGCCACAATTTTTTCTCTTACCTGACCATACTGTAAATCTAAATCAAACTTCTTTCTATCTTCTGTCTTTGGCTCTAATGAGTTTCTGCCCATGTTGTACCTACCTTGTAATCGTTATCTAAAGGACATCTTAATTTTAATAAGTTCTCCGTTTCTTTTATAGCTATCTTTGTAATACTACAAAACTCTCCTACATCTCTGTTGGCCACTTCAAACTGGTATTCATCATGCACAGAGGCTACAAGTTTTACATCTAACTTTTTATTATATACTCTGTGAATAATACGTAGTAACCAATGCTTACAAATAATAGCACCAGCTCCTTGTAGTAAAGTGTTTAATGCTGAATGTGGGCTGCGAACTTTTAAGTATCTACCATCAATAGCTTTTATTCTTCCTTTGAAGCCAGCATTTTCTACCTGACTTCGTAGTCTTTTTAGTGAAGGTAAGTTAGACAAGAACCTATTAATTAAAATGTTACCTTGTTGCTTTCCAGCTCCTACTATCTTACCTATCTTTTCTGCACCAGCACCATAAAGAAAAGCATAGATAAATGTTTTTGCTTGGTCTCTATCTTTTATACCAGCCAACTCCATATTCTTTGTATGTATGTCTCCATTCAATATCTCATCTGTATAATTTGTATCGTTAAGATAATGTGCAAGACAACGTAACTCCAAACCACTAGCATCAGTTCCTACTAATTTATATTTAGTAGTGTCTGATACAGTCCAGAGACTTCTACATTCTTTTCCATATGGTGAATATGTGGCCGGAACTTGTGCCATGTTTGGTGAATTATGTGCCATGCGACCTGTAATAGTACGAAGTGTCATAACCCTACCATGTACTTTATTACTGTCATCACATGCCTCTATCCAGGATTCTACCATTACTGCTCTCTTCTGCAATAAAAAATATTTAGCAAATCTTTCTGCAGTTAGTTTCAACTCCGGCTCTTTGATTGTTTTCAAAACAGTTTCATTGACTATTATATTTTCTTTATCAGTAAACTGTTTAGGTTTCCAACCTCTCTTCATCAGCCTATCTGCTATCTGCTGACGAGAACCTATGTTAAATGGTATCTCCTTTGTCTTCGTCTTCATCTCCACAATCGTAGGTTCAAACTCCTCCAACGACCATTGTTCTAAATCATAGATATCATCTTTTAATCTTGCTAATAATTCTTGTGCTTTCTGTATATTAAAAGCAAAACCATTCTTTTCTTGTTGGTCTACAATCAATCTAATATCATGCTCCAAGTCTATAGATTCCTTTGAGAAACCTTTGCTTTCTTTTAATAACTCTTTGTAAACAGCGTGTGTAATCTCTACGTCTTGTTTACAATAGTCTAGCATAGCTTGATTATACTTTGAAAAGTTTACTCCTTCACCACCTTTTAGCATGTTTAGTTTTTCTCCCCATGCTTTCAGGCTATGACCTTTTTCTCTGATAGGATTAAACAACTGAGATAGTATTAAAGTATCTATAATATTACCTGGTGATATCTCTGCATCTAATAATCTATTTAGCACCGGTGCATCAAACGATAAACCATTGTGCATAATAAATTTGTCTACACCTTTGGCCCAGTTTTTAAAACCATACATATTACCTGAGTCCCATACAGTGATAACATTGGTATCTATATCTTTTACTACAATGCAATGTATTTTAGAAGGATTAAATCCATCTGTTTCAATATCAAGTATTACGTTCATTCTTCTCTGACCATTCTTTATAACCTTCTATCCAAAGTTGTTTATCTTCTTCTTCTCCTTTATGTCCCCAATAAACTAAATGAAAAGCTCCACAGTTAGGACAAGATAGATTCGTAACTATAGCATGCTCCTCATCATCTTCACAGTCGTGGTCACCACCCCATATTAATTCTGTTCCACAATTATAACACTTCATTTTATTCTACTCTCTCTATAAGAACTCTTACATTTGGACTATACCAATTATAAGTTTCTTTCAGCCAAGCACGTTTCTCTCGTGCCTCTTCCAGTGTGTATGTGCCCTCTAGCTCTACTGTTCGTTTTACTTCAGGACTTTTATCTTTGTATATTAATTTAAATAACATTTACATTACTCCTTGTGCTTGATTAAATTCATCCTCGAAAGGATTATCTATTTGTGACATTCTACCAGATTTTTTATCATAATGCAAGTACGTACATACTCCTGTCTCTCCAGTATATCTATTTTTAAGAATACGAACAGTCGTTGTGTTTGCAGTTACCTCATCATCAGCTTGTTGATTTCTTTCCAAAGCAATAATACAATCAGATAAATGTGCAATGCTAGCACTACCTCTTAGATGAGATAGAGTAACTTCTTTTCCATTCTCGTGACCCATATCACCTGAAGGCCTACGAAGATGTGATACTAATAGTAAACCAACTCCAGTTTCCTCAACTAAAGAACGCAACTTAGTCATAAGTATATCAATAGATTTTCTTTCATCTCCTTCTTCTTGGCCACTAACTAAGATAGATAGGTGGTCAATAAAAACCCATTTACAATCCATGCTTGATATCATAAATCTAACTGTGGCTAGTATCTCATCATTTCCTAAAGAACCAAAATGGTCAAACACTATAAATCTACCTTTACCTTTTTCTAATCCTATAGTATCTTCTTGCCATTTCAATAATTGTTCTTGAGAAAATTTTTCTCTTATTTCTTTTATGTATAATCTTTGATTAGCCTCCACTGACATAATGTTAAACGCAGTGTTCCTTGTGCTTTCTTCTAAGGCTAGCACTCCTACTTTATCTTTTGAGTTTTTAAAAATGTGATGCATCAACTCCCTCATCACAGATGACTTACCCATACCGGCACCAGAGGTAAACGTAACCAACTCCCCTGTCCTCATGCCATAAGTTTTATCATTCATTTTACTCCAAGGATAAGGTATTGTTTCACAATACTCCTCATCCCATAACGATAAACCTAAATCAGATAAGTTTATAATACCAGCCGGTGTATATGGTTTAGCATTCCACCACTCATTTACAAATTCATTTGACTTACCCATCTTATGATATTCATTTGGGTCTTTGTATTCTAAATTTACAATCTTACATTTGTTAGGCTCAAACAATCTAGCAACTTTTTGTGAGGCCTCAATACCAGGTTTATCATTATCGAAACATATAACTACATTTTCAAAACTATTTAAGTATCTTAAATGTTGTTTACAATTTTGTACTGCACTTTGAACTCCATTCTTAATTGATACTACTGCCCACTTACTGCCCAACATTTCGTAAGTAGACATGGCATCTATCTCACCTTCAGTGATAGTAATATACTTACCACCTGACTTAAATAAATTTTGGCCAAACAGTAAGGCATCTCCTATGTCACCTTGTGACCATATTTTTTTACCTTCAACCTGACGAATCTTCGTGGCCACATGGCTACTATCAGCATTAAAATATTCATAGTAATGATGACTAACTATCGAGCCATTAGTTTTTATTTTTGTCTTATATTTTTTAGCTGTTCTTTCTGATATTCTTCTATCAGGTATAGCTTTATACTCACCACTTACACTGGTGTTTTCTTGTATGTTAATTACTTTGCTCTCCATTTTTGCCTCTCCTATATTATTAAATCTTTTGTTACAAGAGAAGCAGAAGGCATGCCCATCAGCATGAATATTATATCCTCTACTTGATTCACCACAAGGGCATTCTCCTCTGCTTATCCACTTGCTTTCCATTACATCATACCTACTGCATTAGTTAAACCTATGACAGTGTATATGACTGTGTACCATAATAAAAATTCTACCAATTTATATTCCTTTCTTTTATTTATTTATTTAAAAGTATAATAAAACATCATAATTAAAACATATAAAATCCATAAAGAAGTTAATAAAATAAATATATTAATTATTATATTAATTATTATATTAAAATAATTATATATTATACCTATGTATTTTTTTATGTCAATCAAAATCTTCTAGCTTTGCTTTATAAACTTTCTCTGCTGAAAAAATATCAAGATTTATGCTATTTTTACAATCGTTTTCTGCATATCTCTTGGCCTCTTCATTAGAGCAACCCTCTCTCTTGTACTCCTTAAATAATTTTCGATACATTCTCTTTGCATCTTTATCCCAAAGATTACTCATATTCAACTCCTAATAATTATAAATTAAAAAAAATAAACTAATTAACAATAGAGCCGGAAAGATGTTATTAACCCACAAGTTTTTAGGCTTTGTTGTTTTCTTAAACCATTTACCGGTGGCCTTTAATCTTCTTTCTCTTGCTCTATCCATCTTTTAAATGTTCCGCATCAGGCATTTCAGCATCTCCTAACCATACTCCATCTGAAGAATTAGTTACTTGTTCTCCATTATCTTTTTCAATTCCTAATGCTCTTCTTAATTTATAATTCTCTTCGTTTAATTGTTTAATTCTTGCGTAAGAGTTTCTTAATTGTTCTTGTAAATCTCTTACATTTTTTTCTAACATTTGTATTACTACTGGGTCGTACATTTTGCCTCCTATCTAGCTAAAATATATGCTATTAAAACTATAAACATTCCTAAAACTATACCTCCTAAAAGGTAATATAACATAAACACTTCACACATTAATTTATACCTTCTATTGTTACACCTTGTTCAAGAGCAATGCTCACATTAACTCCCCAAGATTTTAAAGTATCCATTGCCTCTTCTTTTGTTTCAAATTTTAATAGCTTGTTATCATCATCAACCAACTGGTCGACTGGAAAATGTTCAGTCCAAGGACAATCTCTTAAAAATTTATTGGACTTAAATAAATGGTGTGATATCACATACATTTTTATCTCTCTTTCTGTTATACTTCTTTTTGCTTTTGACAATCCTCTGCCTATATCTTGTGTCAAGTAAATTTTTTGCCACAATATTTGGTATTCTTACTATAGGTTTTATTTTTGTCATACAAGTATCTATGTTCATTATATCATATATAGTTATACTTTGCAATACTAATCCTCTTTATCTTTTTCATCTTTGTTTCCTAATTTATCTAGCAACTTTCTACCTTGCACTATTGCTCTTTTTTCTGCAAAAGATATTACTTTTTTATCTCCTGATATTGCTCCTATCTTTGGTGGTTTAGTGTCCTCCACGAGCTTTATATCCGGTTTAAATGATACCTCTTCTCCAAAGAAGTAATCCTCTAGTTCGTGAAATCCTCCTATGTGTAGAAAGATTTGTGGCACAGTTTTATGGCCGGCATTTTTAAATCTTCTAACCTTCTCTGCTGTATCTAATACTCTCTCTTCGTATACTTCCTCCATATCATCTAGCAATGACTTGGCCTCTGCACAATATACGCAGTTCTTTTGTGTGTATATAATATATTTAATCATCTTTATACCTCATAATTTAATATTAATTCTTCATCTTTTTTTATCTTCCTAGAAGTAAACACATTGTAAACTATATAGTTATCCCATTCTTGTGTTACTTCTAAATAACAGTTAGGGTCATCTCCATGATTCAAAAATCCTCCTAGTGGTGTTCTAATATAATCTTGTATCATAGGTACTTTAATATGTGTACTCCCTAAATCTACCTCTGCATTTAAATCTTGTGATGCAAATATGCCATGCCCTTCTATATCGCTTTCGTGTATATATACTTCTTCAGGCAAAGGTTTATAATAAAATCTATTGTATCTAACTTTCATCTTCATTCTCCTCTATATGTAATCCATAGTTATCTTCTAGTTCTACTCTAGTTACCTTTTTTCCTATGGCTTTTATTAAAAACTTTTCAGCATCATTAACAGTATTAAAAAGAATAACATCTTTTTTATCATCTACTGCAAACTCTTTACCATTTAATCCAATACCCTCTGGGTGTCTGTATATTCTATACTGCATCTTCATTCTCCTCTATACTTGTTATATAAAATTCTTCACCAGTAGGAATAAATAATCTTTCTGATTCATACTGGTCTCCTCTTTTTTCTGCGGTCTTCCTATCTCTAGCATTAATCTCTTTGCGATAGTAATAAACTTTCTTAGCATATAATGTAAACTTAGGCATGTCTATCTTCCTCGCTATACATTCCAAAATTTGCTATGAAGTTACAAAAATCATCTAGTATTTCTATAAACATATCTTGGCCTTCTTCAGTATAACTTATATTTCCTTCGCTATCTTCTTGAATATATTTATTGTAATCATCTCCTAACTTTGCTTTCATAACCTTGTCTGCCATATCA